GACGGTAGGCACAGACAGGAGCAACACAATGGCTTTAGAAAAAGTAATATCAGAAGACAAGATTGAAATCGTAGGTGAGTTCAAAGCAGTACAAGTACGAACCTGCACCAAAGTCCTAGAAGATGGCGTTGAGCTAAGTTCAGGCTTCCACAGACACGTTGTAACCGCAGGTGATGACTACAGCGGTGAGTCAGCCGAAGTCCAAGCCATCTGTGCTGCTATGCACACTGATGCAGTCGTGGCGGCTTACAACGCATCTTTGGAAGAGGGAGAATAATCATGGCAGTAACTTGGACAATCTCAACCCTTGAACGCAACACATCAGATGACGGTGTAGTTGTAGCACATTGGCGTGCATCAGACAGCGAAGTAGTTGGCGATGACACTCACTCAGGCAGCAGCTATGGCACTTGCGGCTTTACACCTGACAGCACTGCTGACGGCTACACAGCCTATGCAGACATCACAGAAGCTCAGGCTATTGGCTGGGTGCAAGCTGACGTAGATGCTGATGCTATTGAAGCAAGCATTGCAGCACAGATTGCAGAGTCTAAGGCTCCTGCTGTAGCCACTGGGACTCCTTGGTAATGGCTTACTTACTAGACCTATATGTACTTGCGACTTCACTGGTAACCATAGCCAGTGTTGTATGTAACTACACAGAAACTCCAAAGGATGACGAGTGGGTTGCTAAGGCTTACAAAGTCTTGGAGCAGTTTGCATTCCTAAACAACAAAGCTAAACAGTAGAGGTTAGCTATGCTTGCAGAGATTGCTGTCGCTAATGCGGCATTCGGTGTTATCAAGAACGCCATCAGTAACGGCCAAGAACTGCACAGCGTAGCCAACCAAGTCACAAGCTACTTTGATTCCAAAAGCTCCATTGCCAAGAAAGCTAACAAAGGTGGTGGTAAGTCAGATATGGAAGCATTCATGGCTCTGGAGACTTTGAAAGAACAAGAGGCACATCTGCGTGAAGTTATGATCTACGCAGGCAGACCCAACATGCACGATGACTGGTTACAGTTTCAAGCAGACTGTAAACGAGCTAGGGCGCAGGAGGAGAAAGACAGACTCCATGTCAAAGCTAAACATAAACAACAGATGGTTGAGTTATTTACAGTTATCTGCACAGCATTGGTTGCTCTGCCTACTATAGGCGCAGCAGTCTACGTTGTATTTACTATACTAGGACGTATGTAATGGTCGAAGAAACTAAACAAGCAATAGACGTAGCAGCAGCCTCTACAGCGTTACTGACAATGGCAGCCTGGTTACCGCCAACAGCGTCTTTGTTAACAATTGTGTGGATGTGTCTGAGGATATACGAGTCCGACACTGTGCAGAAACTAGTGCATGGTGATAAACAGCTTGACAAACAAGACTAAATAGTGTATAATATATGAGTATTTTAAATAGTTTAATAGGGCCAGTGACTGGACTTTTAGATAAATTCATAGAAGATAAAGATAAGAAAAACGCTATAGCCTTTGAACTAGCGACTATGGCTGAGAAGCATGCTCAAGAGTTAGCCAAGGGTCAGTTAGATGTCAACAAGACTGAGGCAGCACACAAGAGTTTGTTTGTCGCTGGCTGGCGACCTGCAATAGGTTGGATATGTGGACTAGCCTTATTCTACTCTACTATCCTAGCTCCAATACTAGGCATCTGGTTTACTGTCCCACCTGTCGATAGCTCATTGCTCACAAGTGTACTAATGGGTATGTTAGGCTTAGGTGCTATGCGTACAGTAGAGAAGACTAAGAACGTACAGAGAGAACGCTAATGGGTGGTGGACGATACAGTACAAACAATCGCGTTAATGCAGCAGCAGCTAGAGCAGCGGCAGCTCGTGCATCTACTCCTGTCATTAGTGACCCTGTAGTAAACCTACCTGTTAGGTCTGCTGTTCGTCCTGTACAAGAAGAAGTTGTTTCTTTAGCAAGTCCTTTTGATTTTAGCGGCTTAGACTTTAGCAACTTAGACTTCTCTGGTCTTGATCTTCCTGACATCAGCCCAACAGCTTCATATACTCCTCCTGTAGCTGCTCCTGTAGCTCCTGTAAGACAAGCTAAGTTCTATTCAGATATGACTATGGCTGAGAGGAGAGAAGTAGACGCTATAGAAGCTGGTGAAGCTCCTTCGTTAAACTTAAACACGTATCAAGGAATACCTGATTTAGACTTTGGTGTTGGTACGCAATATGACAGTCCTGAACAAGCCTTGAGTAACTATGGTAATTACTTTACCAATATACAAGGGCAGAGAGAGTCAGCAGCAAAGGTAGTCAATTACAATCAGTTTGATCCTAGTGATTTTGCTAGAGAAGGTACTGGTGGCTCACCACAGGCGGTTATTGGGGTTGCCTCTGGAGAGTCTTTATCAAACTACATTACTAAAAATGATATACCGCTAACTAAAGAAGTAGATGGCAAAACGATGTATCTCACTACAGGTGATGATAACGCTAGTTTTAAACTTATGCCTGATAAATTTAAAGGTGGTGAGTTAGTTGCTCAAGGGCCAGTAGGTACTTACTCTTCAGTTTTTGTTAAAGATGATAATCTAGTTGAAAGTTTTTTAAAAGAGCCTATTATTAATGTAGCTGCTAGCTTTATTCCTGGTGGAACTCTGGCAATGACTGCTGCAAAGGCTGCGTCAGGTGTAGACGTTACTCCAGTGGAAATAGCTACTAGCATGTTGACTGGGTTAGAGATGGCAGGAGTTCTTAAGAAACCAGTTGTCTTTGATAACGGGGAGTACGGAGGCGCATTAGGAGGCGTAGACCCGTTTACAACAGGAGACTTAGGTACAGCAGTAACAGACGTTGGAACAGGCTTGTTCGGTTCTACCTACGGACAAACAAAAGCAGCATTAACCGCAGCAGCCGCTGGTGATGCTAAAGGTGCTGCTGTTGCTTTAGTAGGCGCACCCCTGCTTAAAGAAGGTTTAGGTAAAGTAGGATTAGACAAAGAAGCTATTGAAAATGCTGGTATACAGTATGACGATTTTGAAGCTGGTTTAAACAAAGTTGTTTCAGAAGTTGTAGGCGGTACAGAATTAGACGAGGCTCTTCTTGCTGGCGTAGGTAAATATATTACAGAAGGTGGGACATTAGGCTTTATTGACCTTCCTGAGACTAACATAGACTTAGGCATTATAGAAGATGTCGTTAGAGACGTTGTACGTCCTATAGGTACAGTAGCTACAGAAGTTGCTAAGTTTGTTAAAGAAGCTGTTCCTGAAGACGTTGACAAGATTGAAGATGCAATTAGAGCAGTAGGTAGCACAACAGAAGATGTTGTTCGTGCAACAGGTAGCGTAGCAGACGATGCTATTATACAGCCTATTAGAGAAGCAGGTAAGGTTATTGATGACAAGATTACACAACCTATTGGCGATGCATTCTCTGCTTTAGACACTGCTGTTAGAAATGCCTTACCAGATATTGATTTGCCTAGTGTTGACTTCCCTAGTGTTGATTTGCCTAGTTTTGGCTTAGGCTTCCCGCAGCTTAATATTAATTTACCAGAGGGTGGTTTATTAACTTCACAACCCTCACCTACACGCACAACAGATAACTTGTTTAAAGATGAGCTGTTTAAGTTTAAAACTGAAGTTGGTTTAGAGATTGAGCCGCTAGAGTATGTGGACTTAGACGCACCAGCAGAGAACTTTTTTGAAGATACATATTACGAAGACCCAATACTTGGACGGAGCTATAATTTCTAATGACTTACTTACAACTAGTTAACAGCGTACTACGCAGGCTGAGAGAGGACGAAGTAACTTCTGTATCTCAGAACAGCTACTCTAAACTTATTGGAGAGTTTGTTAATGACGCTAAACGCACCGTAGAAGACGCTTACGATTGGACTGCTTTACGTACTACTCTTACAGTATCTACCACGACAGAGACGTTTAACTATGTCTTAACTGGTTCACAGAACAGGATGAAGGTGCTGGACGTTATTAACGACACGTCAGACTTCTTTATGCAGTACCGTGCTTCTCGCTGGATGGACAATGCTTTCTTGATTGAGACACCACCTATTGGTTCTCCACAGTTCTACAGCTTCAACGGTGTTAACGCTGCTGGTGACAATGCTGTTGATGTGTATCCTAAGCCTAGCGGTGTGTTTGAGTTACGCTTTAACGTGGTACTACGCACAGCAGACTTTACAGCAGACACAGACAACATGCTGATTCCTTCCTCTCCTGTCATACAACTAGCCACTGCATTAGGTGCTAGAGAGCGTGGTGAGACTGGAGGCACTAGCGCGGCAGAGTTGTTTGCACTGGCTGACAATACCTTGGCAGATGCTATTGCTATTGATGCATCTCAACATCCTGAAGAAACTATCTGGTATTCGTAAATGGCACAACAACTACAGAACATTACAGTAGCAGCCCCAGGATTTGCTGGTCTTAACACACAGGACTCACCCATTGGTGTTGATCCTTCGTTTGCTGCTGTTGCAGACAACTGTGTTATTGATCAGCTAGGCCGTATTGGTGCGCGTAAGGGCTGGGTAGAGGTTTCTACTAACGGCTCTTCTGTACTAGGTACTAGTC